GGTAAAAGTGAAGTTTAACTTCTGGTACTAGACTTAGTCTAGTATTCTACTAGTCTAGTACTCTACTAGTCTAGTATTATTTATTTACTGGATTTAATCTAGTGTTAGACTTAGTCTAGTTACTAGTGTATACTAGTCTAGACTAGTACTAGTATTATACAAACAGGAGAAAACTTGTCAAACATTATTTATCTAAGTGATTATAGAAAGAAAACTATAGAAGAAGAGCCAGAACTTCGTAATCCAATTGTGATAGGTTGGGATGAAGATGATTCTTTGTATATTGCCTCATCTGTTGACACAGATGAATGTTTGTGGATGATAGACATAGCTAAAAAGATTATGGAAACAAGTCCACCAGATATAATTACAAATGAATGAGATTGCTCAAATAATAAAAAACAACATGGGAAAGATAGATAGTCTGCCTCATGATGAGAAACTAGAAGTTCTACAGCTTTTAGAAGAATATGAAAAAGCAAAATCAAAAGAACAAGCTCGTGATGAGTTCCTTCCTTTTGTAAAATCTCAGTGGGCAGCGTTTATTCATGGTAAGCACCATGAGATAATGGCAGATGCATTCGAGAGAGTGGCCCGGGGTGATTTAAAAAGATTGATAGTTAATATGCCACCCCGTCATACTAAGTCAGAGTTTGCAAGTTATTTATTCCCAGCATGGTTTTTAGGCAGGTACCCCCAAAAGAAAATTATCCAGACTGCACACACAGCTGAATTATCTGTAGGCTTTGGAAGAAAGGTTAGGAATCTTATTCAGTCTGAAGATTTTAAAAAGATTTTCCCAGACGTAACTCTGTCAGTTGACTCAAAGGCCGCTGGTAGATGGTCCAC